CCTGCCCTGGGCGAGCAGGAGCCCGACTGCGGCACTGGTACCGAGCGCGGCAGCCGCGAGTTGCCCCGCGGCTTGGAGCGCGCCCGTGGCCGTCGAAGCGCCGACCGCGACGCCGACCGCGACGCCCGGAGCCGTCAGGGTACCGCTCGCCGTGGACGTGCCAGCGGCTACCCCGGAGAGCACAAGGCCGGCCGCCAGGGTCGCGGTGGACGAGCCGACTGCGATGCCGGCGAGAACGCCCGTCCCCACGAGGAGGCCGGTGCACGAACTCGCGCCGGCAGCCGAGCAGGCGAGGCGCCCGGAGCCGACGAGGAGCCCGGCAGCCGTCGACGCCCCTGCCGCCGTGCCGAGGCAGACGCCCGCGGCGGACGCGGCGCCCGTGCAGGTCGAAGCCCCGATGGCCGTCGCGACGAGGACGCCGGTCGCGACGAGCAGCCCCGTGGCCGTCGAGGACCCGGCGGCAACGCCCGAGAGCGCCAGCGTCGACTGCAGGGTCGCCGTGGAGTCGCCGGCTGCTAGGCCAGCCAGGACGCCGTTTGCGGCTGCTGTGCCCGTGAGCGTCGACGCGCCAGCCGCCGACGCGACGCACGCGCCAGAGCCCACGAGGAGCCCCGTGGCGGTACCTGCGCCGACGCACGTGGACGCGAGGGCCCCGGAGCCGACGAGCAGGCCTGTCGCCGTGCCAGCGCCCACGCAGGATGCTGCCAGAGCGCCCGTCCCGGTGAGGAGCCCGGTTGCCGTCCCGGCCCCGACGCAGGCCGTGGCGAGAGCGCCAGTGCCTACGAGGAGGCCGGTGAGGATCGAGTCGCCCGCCGCGAGTCCGGCCAGAACGAGATCGCCCACTGGCGCGTTGCCGGTCGCGAGCGTCCCTTGCCCGAGGAGCGTCGGGCGTGGCGAAAGAATGAGCGCCGGGTAGCCGAAGAACCGCGGCGCCGGCAGAGGTGCGGTCACGGATGCCGGAGACACCGTCAGGGTGCCGGTCATCGTCGAGTCGCCGACGGCCGTGCCTGAGAGCGCGGAGACGGTGACGATCGGCGGCTGCGAGAGGATGCCCTCGCCCAGCATGACGATGCCGGGAAGTGGAGCCCCACGCGGGAAGCCTGGAGCGCGCCGCTGCACGAGGAGCGTCGCGCCAGGAGCAGTGAAGATCGGCTTGTCGGCGTCGAGCGTGATGCCCGCGCCGTTGACCGTCCAGTTCGCCCCCGCGTCCGCGGTACCGACGACTCCGCCCGCGTTGCCGCTCAGGTACGTGAGCAGGTTCGCGGTGATGACAGGCGTCTGCTGTCGAGACTCCGCGGCGATCTGCGCGAGCGTGAACGTCGCGCCCGCGCCAGTCCAAGCCTTGACCGATGCGAGCTTGCCCTGGCAGTTCACGAACGGGCTAAACGCCGTGAGCGTGCCCGTGTTGCCGATGTTCGCCGCGCTCGTCGTCTGGAGGAGAGTCGGTGTCGCTTTCTCGAGGCAGTAGTAGACGGTCAGAACACCGGTCGCGTCGACGGCGAAGAAGAAGAACTGCCAGCCCGTAAACGCGCTCGCGACGTTGCCCGCGGCGAGCTGCGGCTCGGGCCCGTTGACGGTGTTTCCGTAGAAGAGAAACGACGGTTGCCCGTTCGCGTTCTCGACGCCGAAGCCGTTCGTCGGAGACGTGACGGTGCCGATGAGCCCGTACGTGCCGAACGTCTGGCTGGCGCCCGGCCACGTCGTGACCTTGACCCAGAACGACATCGCCATCGTGCTCGAGGCGAGCCCGGTGACGCGCGACAGGTACGCGGCGGTGTTGGCGTTTACGAGTGCCATGGTTCAGGCGTCGAGGACGAGTACCCAGTCGTTGGTGCCGGTGCCGTTGTTGCCGGGAGTGACGAACGTGCGGGAGCTCAGTGCGTTCGAGAGTCCGGTCGCTTCCGGAGTGAATACGCCAGTCGTCGGGTTGAACCAGCGCGCGCGGGTCGGCCCCGACATGCCGCGCAAATCCAGGTCGTACGTCTGCGTCCCGGTGCCGTTCGTCGCCCGGTAGGCGAGCATCGACGTCCCGTCACTGGCGAGCGAGCAGACGACCGTGCTGCCGCCGCTGCCCACGCCACTGACGACTCGCGACTGAGCTGGTGCGTGCGTGTGCCAGCGAAGTTGCGCGTAGAGGCCGAACGCTTTCGAGACGTCGATCGACTCGTTCGACGCAAGCGTGTCGCTCCAGATCGTTCCGCCGGTCGTCTCCCAGTTCCAGAGGAAATGCTGCCCGAAGCACTGGCCCGCCGTGCTGCCGCCGAGTACCGCCCAGTAGTGGTAGGCGCGCATGTTCGGGCGCGAGCCGTCGATGCCCGGGAGGTTCGTCTCGCCGACGTAGCAGGCCTCTTGGATGATCGACGGAAGCGTCGGTGACGCCGCGTAGGAGCTTGCTGCAGTCGTGAACGTTTGCCCGTTGCCGCTCGGTCCGCAGCCGTAGAACGTGGCGAGGTTCTGATCTGACGCCGTGGGATCGGTCCCGTACGTGAATCCCGCTTGAGCGGTGGCGAGCGTGTCGGGGTTGTTCCACTCGTTTCCCGCGAGCCACTTCGTCGCGTAGCCGCCCGCGCTGCGGATGCCCGCGAGGATGGCCTTCGTGCGCGTGACCTCGGTGCCCGTGCTCGAGCTGAAGTCGCCGCCGGTGCCGAGGATGATGTTCGGATACGCCTTGAGCTTGTTCCCGAGGAACGCGCCCCACGCCGTACACACGGGCGTCGAGTTGGCGCCGAGCTCGGTCCACCAGCCCTGATCGCCCGCGCTGAATCCCCAGTACGTGTAGAAGAGGAAGACGAGGAGCCCCGCGGTGTTTGCCTTCGAGACGAGCGTCTCGATGTAGTTGAAGTACGCCGTGTTCGGCGTCGAGAAGTCACCGGGCGTGTTGAACGGCGGGTTGCCTGCGCGGTTATTCGGCTCGCTGCCTGTGCCGAACGACTGGTAGCCGCTCTGCGCGATCGCCATCAGGATCACGGTGTTGAAGCCGCGCGCCTTGCGGTCCGCGATGTACGTGTCCCACTCGCTCGAGTTCGAGCGCGTCGTTGCGAGCCAGACGGCGTCGCACTGGACGCGAAACGGCGTGCCGTCCGCCGACTGCAGGTAGCGCCCGTTCGCCGAGACGGAGAGCGGGAACACGGGCGAGCGCACGTTCGCGTGGATGCCGCGGCCGAGCGTGGGGATTTGGAGAGGCACTAGATAGATGCCAACGAGAAAAGCCCCGCCACGATCGCGCCCAAGGCGTCGACCTTGGAAACGCTCGCGACGGGGCCATTGAGCAGCGGCATGCTGGAATCAGCCGCCGAAGCGCATCTGTTCGACCGAGTAGTCGTAGAGCTGGACGCCGTTGCCGGCGTTCGAGATCGAGAACCCCGTCCAGAAGTCGAGGTTGTTCGCGATCGTCGAATCGAAGCCGGTGCCGACCGCGGGAGCCGTCGCAGGAACCGGAAAGTTGCCCACGACCGTCGTCGAATCCGCGCCTGCGCCGACCGTGAACCCGATGCCGCTCAGCGTCCCCATGCCGAGGAACTTCGCCGTGGTGCCAGTGCCGATCGCGTCGAGACGGAGATCCACCTCGAGTTTGAACGGCGCCAGCGTGTGGGCGGTCGTCGTCATCTGGATGGCGCCAGACGTCCACACGACGATGGCTCCCACCATGATCTGGAACGTCACCGTTCCGGGAGTCGTCACGATGTTGGAGAGTCCGCCTGCCGCCTTGATGCGGAACTTCGAGCCGACCTGCAGGTAGTTGACCGGCAGCGGGACGAGATCCGTCTGGTTGATGACCGTCTTGGCGGTCGTGAACGTGTTGAAGAGCGTGCCGACGACGCTTTGCGCCGTGAGCACCTGCATGAACGAGGGAATGCCTGCCATGATCAGGACTCCGTGATGGCGAGTGCGCCAATGCCGAAAGACGCGACGGGGTTACCGAGGCTGATGGCGACCGAGTTGGTGAGCGGTGACGTGCGGAGAATCTTCCCGGCGCCGCTAACGATGGTGCCGATCGAGAAGTGGGTCGCGGTCGCGGAACCCGCTGTGCACGTGCCGAACGTGACGGTCGCCGCGTTGGTCGCTCCGGTGCCGCTGACGGTGAAGCCGCCGCTCGTGCGGGCCACGGAGACGCGCGCGTAGCCCGTGTAGCTGATCTCGCTCGTGGTCTGCGATCCGCCGACTCCGGGATCCGCCGAGTGGAGCGCAATGAACAGGGCCGTGAGTGGCGAACTCGCCGCGTTGTCCGCGATGTTCGCGATTGGCGTGGCGTTCAGCTCCAGCTTGAGGAGGTCATTGATGTAGGTAGAGCCTTTTGAAGCCATGCGTCACTCCGGGTGTGTGGACGGATCTGTGCGCTCGCCCGCATGACTCGCGGGACGGACAGCGCGGGAAGGGTCAGCGCTTCTTCGGTGGAGGAGGCGCGCTCTCGAGTTCGCCTTCGAGGATCTCGGGCATCGTCGCCAGCCGCTGGCGTGGCCACCGAGCCTCGTCGGACACGTAGGCCATCAGCGATCGGTCGAGCGTCGATGCCTTCATCTTCTTGAGCTCGGCCTGCTCGATCTCGGCGCGCATGTTGCGCACCTGAGTGTCTTCGTCGGCCCACGTCGGCGGGGCCAGTGACTCGGGGACGTGGCGTGGCGCGGGAGCCACGGTCGCTCGAGCGCGCGCGGCGACCTCGAGCTCCCATCGACCGGCCCACTTGTCGCGCTCCGCGTTCGCGGCGTCGACCTTGGTGTCGGCTCGCTTCTGCACGCCGAGCATCCACGCCCAGAGAGCGGGTATCGCGAGAAGGACGGCGGCACCGATCGGGGCGAGGTCCTTCAGGGTCTCGCCGGCGGCGCTCACTGCCCGCCGCGCGGCACGCCGGAAGGCGTCACGGCGTTCGCGTCCTCGTGAGTGTGCGGCGGGAACCGCGCATCGCGCTCGGACTGCATCTGCGACGCGATCGCGCTGTTGCCCTTCGCGTCGTGGAGGAGCTGCACGTAGCGGTGGAGCGTCCACTGCTCTCGCTCGAGCCGCTCCACGTTGCTGCTCAGCGACTGGAGCTCTTTCAGGATGCTCTGGAGTAGCTCGTGTTCGGTCATGTCTTCCGGCTCGGGTGCGGGTGGCCTGTGGGCCACGATGGTGGAGCGGACTGCGTCAGCGACGGGGGCGCCTGTCATGGCTGTTCCTTCAGCGGGAACGGCTCGGGGTCGTAGTACGGGCCGTTCACCGGGCGGCGTCCCGCGCGCGCCTGAGTGAGCGTGAGACCGGCCGTCCACTGGAAGTGGGGGAGGTCCACGAACGTCTTCCACCGTCCGCCCCACTCGAGCCCGACCGCTTCACCGATCTCGCCGATGCGCAGCCAGACCTTGGGATCGTTGGGCCACGTCGCCTTTCCGTCAGCGAGAACCGCGACGTCGAAGGCGAGGCCAAAGTTGTGCCAGGACGACCCCGGCGGAGCGTCCGTGACGATGTGACCGATGGGCTTGCCGTTCGCGTCGTGCTCTCGGCCCCGGGCGTAGAGCTTCGCCTGCTCGGCGTTGGTCCGCAGCCCCTGCGTGATCACGAGGTGGATGTCTTCGGCGGCAGCGCGGAATAGGAAGTCACGCGCGGCGAGCTGGATGGTCAGGTGCAGCTTGAGGATCTGCTCTTCGGACTTCATTCGGTCGGCTCCGGCGGCAGTCTCGAGATCCGAATCTTCCCCGTCCCGATCGAGCCCTGGATCGCGAGCAGCTTCTCGTGGAGCTGACACGCCTCCTCGAACACGCCCGCGATGGTGGCGACGTCCTCAGGGGACAGTCCGTCCGTCTCTTCCGCACCGGCGAGCGCTGCCTTCACGGCCTGCATCGCATCGGCAGCATTGGCGAGTGAGCGGCGTGCGGGAGTCATCGGCGTCTCGGTGGAGGCGTCAGTCTGGTCGGCAGCGTCATCCCCGGCGGCAGCTCGAGAGGAGGCGGCGGGAGCGGCGTCGGTGCCGTGTTCGGGTGCCGCCTGAGGAACTGCTCCAGATCCCCGATGAGAGTCGCCTTCGTCGTGCGAGCCGCCGTGAGGTCGAGCACGAGCACGTCGATGGCGGTCCGCGCTTTGACCGCGGAGACATGCGCCGCGTCGTCCTGCTCCAGGGAGTTCTTCGCGGCGAGCAGGATGGCGCGAACGATCGTCTCGGGGATGTTCACCGGATGGTCCCGAGCGCGAGCTCCATGGCGACGCGCGGCAGACGGCGAGCGACACGGCAGACCACGGCGACGCCGCACGCGGCCACGAGGATGCGGGCAAGCAGCGGATGGTCGAGTGCGTGCTGCGCGCTCACGTCCCGCCGTCCGCCTTCACCGGGCTCGGCACCGCGCTCCAGTGCGCGAACGCCTCCACGCCCTGCGCCTCCCGGATGCGGATCGCGAGCTCGAGGCCCGCGAGCAGCTCGGGCGGCACGTCGGCGCCAAGGTCGGCCGCGGACTGGAGAGCGCCGCGAGCGAGCACGAGTGCTTCGCCTACGTCGCCCTTGTCGAGCGCGGCCCTGGTGGACGCGATGGACTCCGGGGTGACGCCGTGGCTTTGGGCTACATCGACGGCTCGAAGGACGAGAGCGGCGACGGCCTGGCCCTGGGTGAGGGTCGGGAGGGCTTTGGCCTCAGCGGCCTGGAGAGCGGCGCTCGAGCACCCACTGATGAAGGCCAGCCCCAGGCCCGCCCCGAGCGCGAGCAGGACGGCACCGGCGAAGACGATGGCGGAAGCGCCGCCGTCCTTCGGGATCATGCTGATGCGCCGGATCGAAGTCGGCGCCCCTTCCACGAGTTCGTGGCCAGGGGGGATCTGCTTCTGTCCCGCGCGCGTCAGGAGGCCCGAGAGCACGCCCGCGAACGTGATGACGCCCGCCTTCTGCTCGGGCGTGATGTTCACGAACAGGACGAGCAGACCAGCCGTGGCAGTCACGAGGATGGCCCAGGCCCAGAGGTTTCGTTTCAGGAAGTCGAGCATGAGGAGATGCCTTTCGGAGGCGTGAGTCTTCGCCCATGGACCGACAGCGGTTGCTGCAGGAACTGGGACGCATTCCGGTAGTCACAAGCGCCAGCGGCGCCGTGGACACGAACGAGATTCGACGACTCAATCAGCAGGCGCAGTGCGAGGGATCGGACCGGGTCCACATGGGTCTCGGCCTAAACGGTCGGTGACCACGTCGTCGGCTCGTGACCGATCCACTCGGTGAGCTCCGCGAACGTGACGCCGCGCTTCAGTCGACTCGCCCGCTCGTCGTCTTTGACGGCACCGACCAGAACGCCGCGAGCCCAGCCCGCATCGAACTCGGCGCGGATGACGGAGCCCGCGACTCGGTCCTTTTTGACGGTCACGCGCGTGTCGAGCCCGCTCATGTCTTCGGCCAGTTTCTCTTCGTCGGTTAGTTCGCGTTCGGTGTTCATGCTCGTCCTTCAGGTGCTGAGAGCGCGGATCCACTCGTTCGCCATGACGGCGTAGCCAGCGTCGTTGGGGTGCGTGCCGTCGGCGATCAGCGACGCGCCGCCGTTCGCTTCGATGGCCGCGTCCATGTCGGCGCGGATGAGGCGCGGTTTGCCGTCGCCGTTCGCCGTGGCGTCGTACGTGTTCCAGACCGCGGGCAGCAGCGCGTTCAGCGCGTTGCGGTTCGTGTTCGTCTGCGCATTGCCGTTGCGAAAAAGCTTCGAGACGACCCACTGCGTGTTCTTGTCGACGAGATACAGCTGCGACAGGAACGCGGCCATGTTGGACGCGCATGTCGCCGCGTTGAATCCCGCGCCGCCCAGGATGCAATCGTTGATCCCGATGTACAGCAGACCGAGTTGGATGAGCGGGATCGAGCTCGGGTACACGCTCGCGATGAACGGCGGGAGCGGGCTGCCGCTCGCGGGATCGACGGTGCTGCCCGTGTGTCCCTCGTGCGCGCCCGCGGCTCCTGAGGTAGTGCCGACCGGAGTCCACACGTAGCCCTGGAGCGCCGCCCACGCATTCACGGTCGGGCGGTAGCCGGTGCCGCTCGTGCTGGCGTTGCCGGCTGTGACGGAGTCGCCCATGTAGCAGGCCTTCGTGGGGCCTGACTGGAGTCGCTTCGTGAAGGGACTCGGGTTCGCGCCGAGCGGGACCTTGCTCGGATCGCTCGGGAATGAGAGTGCATCGCAGAGCACGGTTCAGGTCCCGAACTGGAATTGAATGACGACGTATCCCGGGCTGCCTGCGCCGCCGACGCCGCCGTCCGAGCCCACGCCGCCCGTTGCGCCTCCGCCGCCGCCTGCTCCACCGCCACCGCCACCGCCGCCACGTCCACCGACACCAGCGGTGCCGTCCGTGGCCGCCGAAATCGTCGCGTTCGTTGAGCCGTTGCCGCCTTTGCCGCCCGACCCGCCGCGACCATCGGCCGCGCCGGGCTTGGCGCCGAAAAAGTCGAACTCGTCAGCGAGGCCGCCGTGTCCACCGCCGCCGCCCGCGCCACCGCCGCCGAAAGTCCCGCCTGCTCCCGTGCCGCCGGAGTTGCCGAAGCCGGACGACTGCAGGTCCGTCGGGTCACAGAGGCCAACCGTCGTCGGCCCCAGGACGGTCGTGCCCGCGACGCCGTTCGCGCCGGTGACGGTGCCACCCGCGCCGCCGTTGCCGCCTGCTGCTGCGGCGACGTTGTCGGAGCTCGTCGGCGGTGTGCCTGCTGCACCGCCGCTGGACCCGCCCGCGCCGCCCGCAGCTCCCGTGCCGAGAGCTCCCACGCCGGCCGTGTTGGGTACCGTGGTGCCGGGTGGGTTCGCGTAGAGCCGCCGACCTGAGACGCTGCCCGTGACCGTCGTCGCGGCGCCGATCGCTCCGGCGGACCCGACGGTCCCGAAGGCTCCCGATGCGCCACCCGTGCCCTTGGCGCCTCCCGCGCCTCCCGCGCCGACGACAACGGTGAGCGTCTCGCCGGGCGAGACAGTGGCGCCGCGCACGATCTTCGTTGCCGCGGGAGCGCCGCCGCCACCGCCCTTGCCACCGCCACTGCCGCCCGCGGGCGTGCCGGAGAACCCGCCGCTTCCGCCGCCGCCACCGGCTGCGCCTTCCGATCCTGCGCGCCCGTAGATGGTGACGTTCGTGACGTTGTCGGGAGCGGGACGGGTGCTCGTGCCCGCGGCGAGAAAACTGAACGTCGCCGTGGATCGGACGGCGCTGCGAACGCGCACACCGGTCGAGATGACGGTCGTCGGGACAGCGTTGCCGTCAACGCCCGTGTTCTTGCCGACGAGGTTTGCCGCGTCGGTGATCGATGAGATCGTGTAGTAGCCGGCGGTCTCGAAATAGATCGTCTGCCCGCTCGCGAAGGTACCGGTCGGGACCGCGATTGGGGTCGTGCTTCCGATCGCCGGGACCGTGAAGCCCGAGGTCGTCAGGATGGGGGCGGACGCGCCAGACGTCGCGGAGATCGTCAGTCCGGTGCCGAGGTTCGTCCCCGTGATGCTGACGTTGGCGCCCGCGGTGAGCGTCGCCGTCTTGGGAAGGAGGAGGTTGTCGGCCGTCGTGCGGTTCGAGGCTTCCGTGGCCACGGCCGCAGCGATAGCCGTGTCCATCTGCGACTTCCGCGGAAGCTTGTTGCCGGAGTTCGCGTCGTCGGCGACCTGTACGCTCGCGCCCGTGGGGACGATCAGGTTGTTACTGCCGTCGACTGTGATCGTTGTCTCTTCGGCCATCAGTACACCTGCACGTGTCGGCTATCGGTGAGTGCGAGAGCGCGCCCTGCGGTGAGGACGAGCGAACGCGAAGGGCCCGTGTCGACGGGTGGCGAGGGCGCGCTTCCGCCCGAGGAACGGACGACCGCCTGCGCGGCGAGCAAGTCGAACGCCTCTTGTTCAGCGGCGGACGTACCTGCGAGCCGCGCGCTTATTTTCAGCGCGCTCATGGGGTGGAGCTCGGAAGCGGCTAGGCGTCGGACACGGTGCCCGTGTCGTCTTTCTTGCGCATCCTGAAAGTGCTCGGCACGCCGCCCGCGTCGGACGCGAGGAACACGATGTATCGACCAGTGCTCGGAGTCGGAACGCTCAATTCTGTGCGCGGCGTCATGAGCGTGTAGTTGTTGGCCAGGTCGAGCGTGTTCGCGATCGCAGTGATCGAGCTCGACATCTGAACCACGACGATGCCGCCCGCGCGCAGCTGTACGAGCGTGCCACGCAGTGACGTGGCGACCGCGTTGTCGGCGCCGATGATTGCAGCGTTGCCGCCGTCCAGCTGGAGGAGCGCGACGGGAGTCGTCCCGTCCGTCTTCACGCTGTACATCTGCGAGGCGTTCGCCATCCGGAACGCGCCCGCGCTCGGCATGATGCCGCCGCCTGCCTCGACGAACGAGACCGCGACGCCCTGCGAGTTGAACGAGACCTTCGCCGTGCACGCATTCGCGACGGCGCGGAAGGTCGTCTCGGGGAGCGCGTGTGCGTGGTCATCGCGGGCGCCCTTGCTACTGGCGCCGGCCGCGTTGGACGTGCCGACGTCGAGAGCCGGCAGCGTCGTGAGGAGCCCGAGGACGTCCTGCAGGCGCGCGAGCGATGTCAGCGCGGTCGGCGTACCGCCGTCGAGTACTTCGTTCCCCGCGACCGAGACTCCGCCGGCTCCAAGCCGGATGCGGTCGACATTCGCGGCGTCGCGCAGGTACACGAGTCCGCCAGCCGATGGCTTGATGATCGTGTGGACGGTCGAGCTGGCGAGCCGAGCGTCTGCGCCCTTGTAGAGGATCAACTCACCCGCGGGATCCGCTTTCAGATAGCCGACGCCCTCGAGCCCCTGGCCGTTGAAACCGACCGCGTGCGTGGCTTCGGAGAGCGCTTCCGCGACGCTTTCGAACGTGACCGATCCGCCGCCTCCGGTCGCCCCGATCCGATAGAACCGCCAGCGCTGGGTCGAAGAATCGTAGGCACCGAATGCCGCTTCGTTTGCGTGGAGCGCGATGTCCCCGGCGTCGGCGCTGAAGTTCCGGTTGGCCGCCGTCGAGAGGATGTTCTCGTGCATCACCGTCGCCGTGAAGGCGGACGAGTTGACGAAGAGCTTGAGCTTCCGAGTCGTCGCGGCGGCGAAGCCGGTGAAGATCGAGTTGGCGGTGAGGTTGAAGCGAACGACGAGCGCATTCGGGAACCCCGCGGCCGTGTAGTTGTGCTGCGCCGTCGAGATCGCGGCGGTCGTGAATTCGACGTGCTCGCCGCTGAAGAAGTACGAGACCCACGCCCACAGCAGGTTCAGCGTGTAGTTGAGCGGCTGCGCGTCGGGAGGACTGGCGTCGCCGGTGCGGAAACCGTCCGCGAGCTCGTACGATGGCGCGACCTTCGCGGGCGTGCCTACGCCGTCGCCCGCGGAGTAGTTCGCGTTCGTCGCCCAGTTGGAAATCGGAGGTGCGGCCATGGGGGTGTGCTCAGACGGAGGACCAGGGCGTGCCGAAGCCGGGCGACGAGGGGCCGAAGAAGAACGGCGGTGCGGGCGGCTCCTCGTCGACGAAGTTGATCAGCGTGACGATCCAGTTGTGCGTCGGGCGCACCTTCAGGATCAGCCGCTCGAACTCAGCGCGGCGTGACGTCGGGATCGTCGCGAAGTTGGGGAACGTCGCGGCGCCGACGTAGAGGAAGTAGGGCCACTTCGCCGGGTCGTTCGGAATCGGCGGCGGCGCCTCGTCGGTGAGGGTCTTGTTGTCGAAGTAGTGCGGGTCGTTCGCGAGGAAGCGATTGCACTGGGGCTGGCGGATTGGAGTGCCGGTAATAGAGAATCCGGAAGAGCACTGCGGTTGCTCGTCCTCGGTTGGCGGGTGGACGATGTCCGGTTCCGAAGATGTGCACTGCTCAGTGCCTATCTGTGGCGGCACCGTGTAGGCGCGCGGGTCGCGCTTCGTGCGCGGCGAGACGTTCGGTCCGTCCCACCACTCGTGCACGTAGAGATTGAAGCCTGCCGACTGAAGGACGTCTTGGATGTAGCGCGGCGATTGGCCACCTGCGGCGAACCACTCGGTCGACAGGAGCTGTCGGCGGATCGTGTCGTTCGGATTGGCCGTGACGCCGAACTGCTTCTCCCACTCGGTGAGCTCGCTGGAGCTGTCCGGGAAAGCTTGCGCGAAAACGGTGTCGACGCTGCCTCGGATCTGAGGCGGCACGCCCTCTGCGAGGCCCTCCACCAGGCGCCTCAGGGGCTTGTCCGTAGTCACCCGCCACGCGCGCCCGCGGGGGAGCAGGTGCGTCAGGATACGTAGGAACAGCATGGAAACGGTCGTTCAGTTGACGCCGACGCGAAGTGACCGAACCATTTGTCGGATGTACCGGGTGGGACTCGTGATGTTCGGGCTCGCCCTCGCGGCTTGCGGGAGCGACGCCGATGGTTCTGGCGTGTCGGAGAGCGGCGGCGCGTCGGGCGCGACCGGGGGCGCCGTGAGCGTCGAGACGGGCGGCACCGTCTCCATGTCGACTGGTGGGGCACCTGCGACCGGTGGCGCGATGTCTACCGGCGGGACTCTCGCTGCGTCCGGCGGCTCTCTCGCGACCGGTGGTGCCGAGCCCGAAGGCGACGCGGGTCCCGATGCGCAGCCAACGACGGAGCCAGAGGCTGGAGCGGGCGGCGCTCCGGAGGCTGGTGAGTTCGACTCGGGGTCAAGCGGCGGGGCCGTTTCTACGGGTGGCGCTGTCTCGACTGGTGGCGCGCCAGCGTGCGAGTGCACGAGCGGAGTTTGCTGCGACGGGTGTCACGTGAAGCCGGCGCAAACGATCTGTTTCTCGGGTCCGTGGGAGATGCGATGCGATCCGTCGGCACCGCGAGCGACGGTCTATGAATACCGAGACGTCCGCTGCGACGGTGTCTCGCCATCGTGCGACGGCCCCGGAACCGTCACCAAGAACGTCTCTGGAAACTGCCTGCTTCGCCTGTGTGTACCTGGCGCCGGGCCTGCACTGGGTAGCGGGCAACCGTCTGCCGCCTGCAACTGATCACGCTACGGTCCACCGCGGGAGGCTCGCGTCCGGCGAGTACCAGCAGAGCTTCAGCCGCCCGGGGATGTTCGGCCCCGGTGACCCCGGCACGCTGGCGCCCGGGATGATGCTGTCCCCCGGTGTTCGGATCGTGTGGATGTACGAAGACCAGTTCAGGAACTCGATCTCCACGCCGTCGTATGTCGCGTCCTCGAGCCGGATATTCCACGCCGCCGTGATGACGCCGTCGCGGAACACGACGAGCGGCGAGAAACCGGTGTCGAAGTCGATGTACGTGTTGTCGGCGTTGGGAACGTAGAGAGTCTTCTTGGCGATCGCCGCGTTCTGCCGTATCGGCTTGCGGAACTCGATCTCACCCTGGATCGAGTTTCCCGCCGGCGCCGTGACGGTGAAGACGCCGCCAGTAACGGCGAGCCCGCCCTGCGCGGCGATCGGTCCCTGCGACGCGACGAGGCCCTGGAAGAGCGCGCCTTGCTGGAAGGTCGGCCCGACCGTGAACGTGGTTGGAGCCTGGAAGCGCGTTGCGCCCGTGAAAACGTTGCCGGCTCCTTCGACGCGGATGCCCACGCCGACGAAGCGCGCGCCGCCTTCGAACCTGGCCTCAGCGGCGAAGCGCACTTCCGAGAAGAAGGCGTCAATGCGCTGGAAGAGAAAGAACAGCGCCTCCAGATACTGGATGTTGTCGGCGCTATCGGGCTGCCCGTTGGGGGTCACGCCGGCCGCATCGAGGATGCTCTGCTGGAAGCCCCAGGTGTCAGACACCCACGCTGCCTCGAGCGGCGTGCCGGTTCTGTCCCCGGGAACGCCTACGTTCCTCGGCTTGCCGAACGGCCAACCTGAGTCGGACGCGATCGTCTGGGAGGGGTAGAGCAGAAGTGGGTTGATGGCCATTCGGGTCGCTGCTTCAGCCGTAGAAGATGTGACCGAGCTTGGCCTTCTCGCCCTTACCGAGCGAGTAGGCGGTCTCTTCGATCGCGTCGATCTGGAGCTTCACGGAGGTGACGGTGCCCGATGCCGCGTTCACGACGGTGTCGATGGTGCCACCCAGGGCGGCAACGGTGACGCGGTCATCTCGAGGCGGAGTCGCGAGGCCGACGATGAAGGGGGCGCGCGAGCGCAAGTATTCCTTCACGGCTTCCTCGATGGAGTCCTTGGTGCCGGTCTCGTCCGCGACGGACAGTCCGAACACGAAGACGTCGAAAGCCTTGCGTGTGATCGGCAGCACGTTGACGCCCGCGTTCACGGGCCGCTGCGCCGCGAGGCCGCTCGGGTCCTGCTCGATGGCGTCGAACACGGCGTCACGGAGGGGAACAGGCGGGATGCCGTCCGTGTCGATCGAGGCGTCGCACTCCACGTAGACGTCGACCTCGCCCGGTGCGCCAGCGTACGGGTACACGTTGACGACGCCGACGACGCCGAGCGCCCAGCCCTCGTAGTCCGCGTGTGCGCCGCCCTGGGGCTTCCTCTGGAACCGGCGAAAGATGCGGGCCCGATAGGTCTCGAGCGGTTCGGCGTCGGCGCCCGTGACCGTGATGCTCGTGACCGTGACCGTGCGGGAGACGTTGGCCAGCGGGCTCGCAAATTCGAGTTCGTCGCCGACATTGAGGTTGCCGATAGTGCCCGCGCCCGAGTTCCCGTCAGGGTCCGAGCTGGCCTTGATCGAGACCGTGACCGTCGAGGCGTTCAGCGCTCGGGCGGCGACGGTCGTGTAGATGACGTTCGTGTCGCCGCGGACCAGCTGCGCGCCGCCGACCAGGTTGCCGACCTGGTTCGTCACCGTGACCGTGACGACGAGCTCGGCCTGCGTCGCTGGGAGCGCGTCGCCGACGCCGATGAGGCGGCCCCACTCGGTGAGCGGACGGACCGTCTTGCCGTTGATGACCGTCTCTTCGTTGCTCGCGTGGGCGACGAAGAGCTGGAGGAAGATGAAGCCCTCGTACTTGTAGAGGATGACGAAGACGCCCGCGAGCACCTTGGCCAGGACCGTGAGGAAGGCCTTGGGGAGTAGCGGAACCGTCTGCTCGAGCGACGCCGCGACTTGCGAGACGATCGTGTCCGAGACGCCTTGCGTGGTGGGCGTTGCGATCATCGGGTCAGTTCACGAGCACGTGGCCGGATTGCGTCTGTACGTGGCGAGTCGGCGAGAGGAAGAGCGTGCGGGGCGCGCCGCTCGGGGCGGCAACCGGAGTCGTCGCGGACAGGTTCGGCCGCTTCTTCACCTGGTCGGGCTGCGCGAGGAACGTGTAGGCGTAAGCGCGGCCGTCGACTTCGACGCTCACCTGGAGCTTCACCGTGTTCAGCTGCGGCATCGTGGCGCGCGCGATCACGAAGGTCGCGACGCCCGAATCCTTCAGCCACGCGAGGTCGCTCGTCGTCGCGTCTTCGATGCGCTTCAGGTTCGCGGGGATGATCGGGAGCGAGCGGAGCAGAGCTTGCGTCTCGCTGCGGTAGCGACGGGCCTCGATCGGCTCGTCGAAGTTGCCCCAAAATTGCAGGTCCGCGTCCGCGTCGAGGCCAGAGTCGTCTTCGTTGCCGCCGAACAGGGAGAGATAGACGGCAGTCTCGATGCCCTCGGTGAGGCGGACGACTCCGCCCTTGATCTCGACGTCGCCGTCGTCGTCGGTCTGGAAAAGCTGGACGTCCACGGTCAGGACCAGGGGAGCGGGGTGAACGGGGGAACAAGGAGCGTCGAAACGCCCGTGTGCATCCACGTGTCGATGATGGCGGCGACTTGCTGCGCGGCGTCCGCGTGCGTCTCGGGTTTGGGACCCGCGAACTGCTGCGCGAAGCCGATGGGAGCGGGCGGCGGAACCGGTGCGAAGCCGGCCATGCCGAGCCCGACCGCGGTGGCGAATTGGAGGAAGGCGACCTCCATGAGCGGCGCCGCGGCAGGAGAGCTGAACGCTGAAGCGAGCGAACCAGCGAGAGCATCTCCCGCGGTGCTCACCGTGGTGGACGCGGGAACGATCGCGGTCGCGTAGGCCACCGTCGCGTTCGCCCAGGCGCGCGCGCATCCCGGGACGTCCGGCGGCGGGGAAACGAAGAGGGTCTGCAGCTGGCTCGCGAGAACTGGTGACGCGAGAGGCATCTCAGGTTCCAGGGGTCGGCGGAGACGTGGGCCCCAGCGGGGTAGGATGCAAATGCGAGCTGAGGTTCACGGGAGTCGTCTGCGCCTTCGCGGTCACCTCGCCGTTCACCTTCAGGTCGCCGGTGATCGTCACCGTGGCGGCATCGAGGATGACGTCGCCGTCCGTCTTGACTCGGATGGTGCCGTCCTTCTGGAGGTAGATCTCCGCGGCGACGACGCCCTGGCCCGAGCGGGAAAAGATTCGAAACTCTCCCTCCTTCGAGACCCCTTCGAGCTTCGTGTCGGTGAGGCCCTGGACGATAGCGTCATCGCCGTCGTGGGTCGACGTCGCTTCGTCGCCGACGAGCGGCAAGGAGTCGACGCCCGGTGGCTGGTAGAGCTGCGCCGTGAAGGCGTCGCCGCTGCCGTCATCGAGCGTGATCTCGACGATCGGGACCCCCTCGGAGTCGACGCGGCGAACCTCTTGGACGAACGCTATTCCTCGTCCCATGGCAGTTGGTCCGGAATCTCTGCCGAGAACGCGCCGGGCAGCACGAGCTCGAGTGAGGTCGTGACTGACTCCGGAGTCATCTCGAAGTTGACGGCGCGAATGATGAGCTCCGTCGCGCCGTAGACCATCGCGCTCGGCGCGATCATCGTGACGGTCGTGTTCGGGCGGAACAGGTTGCCGTTCTCGTCGCGCCACCCGGGGATGTCGCTGATCGAGAAGCTCGCCATGTTGGCGAACATGCGTGCGAGCGCGGCTCGCGTGGCTTCGGGCGCCTCGCCCTTCTCGATCTTGTCGAGCGTGATGTTGAGCGGACGGAGCGGCGTCGGGAGCCAGGGGTTCTTTGCCGTGAACTTCGCCGCGCGTCGCCCGCGTCGAGCCTGCGAGAAGGCCGTGACCTCCGAGTGGTAGTCCTGCGGGGAGAACGTGCTCTCGAACTTGCAGAGAGGCTGCTCGCCTTCCTTGAAGTTCGCGATCGGGTGCCCGTTCTCGACGCTCTTCTGGAAGAGCACGGCACCCGAAATGGTGTTCGTGATGACGAGGCCGCGAAGCTGCGCGAGCTCGGTCAGGAGCTCGAACGGGTGCTTTTCGACGTCGAGCTTTACCTTGCCGAACTTCGCGCCCACTGGCGCGTTCGCCGCGAACTCGACGCTCAGTCCGAACGGCTTGCAGATCGCTTCCGCGATGGCGCGAAGGTCTTGCTTGTCCCACTGCAGCGGGAGCGCGGACGCGGGCTCGTGGTTGTCGCAGAGAGCGGCCGGGAGCGCGTACGCCGAGACAGTGACCGTCGACCCGTTGGCCTCGGTGGCCGGGTTCACGTCGACCAGGAACCCGCGGAACAGGTCCTCACCGCCGACCGTCACCCGCACAGGGAAGAACGAGAACGGCCGAAACGTGTCGCGCATGTCGCGACGGCTCGCGTCGAACGGCGACTCAAACTCGATCGTCGAGAACCCGTCCATGGCCAGGCGGCACTTGATGCTCGTCCATCCGCGGAACTCGGGCCCGCCGTTTGTGATTACCTGGACGAGTCCGCGCGCCAGCGAGACCGGATCCGCGAGGCCCCGTGTCTTCCGCTCGATGATGACGCGGACGTCTTCGATGTCGGAGGCCATCAGGCGGCGCGGTAGAACTTGATCCGACGGCCCGCGGGCAACTCGAGGATCTCGGAGCCCGTCAGGTTGTTGGAGTCGATCAGCAGATTCAGCGTGGCGTCAGACGTCGTGCCGTAGAGCTGCGCGGCGACGTCGATGATCGTCCGCGCGCGGTCGAGCACGTACGTGCGCTCGGGCGCGAGCGTGAAGGACGTCTGGATCAGGAAGCCAGCCGCGCGAGCGACCGCGTCCTGGAGCGCCTGGTGTGTGTCGCCGGGGTCGACCTGGTAGGCGCCCACGTTCGAGACGCCCTGGAGCGCCGAGAACCCGCCGTCGCGCCACGCCACCGCGGCCGCGAACTGATCCGCGATCTGCGCCGCGGCATCGAGTGCCTGCGGGCGCGTGGAGAACTTGGTGTTGAGCGCCGACGAGATGCTGCCCGCCACGGCGTTCGCGGCGAACAGGTCCGACGTGTGGAAGTCGTTGGCGATGCGCGTGCGACGAAGCGCAATCGACGAGCCGCCCACGAGGGCGTCCGCTGGACGCGCCGCGGGGGAGAGGAAGATGCGTTGCGCGAAAGCCGCGTACCCGTCGAGCCGAGACTGGATCCCGGCGAGCGCGCGGGACGGCGCCCGGATGAGATTCGCAACCTGCTGCACCAGGTCGAGCGGCTGCCCGATCAGGACGTCGATGCCCTCGTTGATGAGCCGCTGCCCGTCCGCGACCTCGCGACGGACGCCCGTGACCGTGTCGGAGACGGACTGCATGCCAGCCGAGAACTCGCGGAGCAGCTTGTGGATCGTCTGCTTGAGGTTCGCTTTCGCGATCTCGCTCGTGAGGTCCGTCGCGGCGTTGAACTGCTGCGCGGCCGCGACGTCGAAGTTGCCGAGCGACGCCGAGATCTCGTTCTTGCCGTTCGCGGCCGAGCTCGGGTATACGGCGCCGGTCGTGGTCCAAAACGTGACCTCGACGACCGAGACCTCGCAGCCTTCGACGAGGTCGTTGGAGCGCTCGACGTCCCCAAACGGGACGACGTTGAACGCCCCGTACATCGGGTGTTCGAGCTTGCAGAGCCCTTCCTCGAGCAGCGCCGCCTCGAAGGCAGTCGCGACCCGGTCGTGGTCCTTGCCGGTGAAGATGCAGCGGAGAGGGTACCGGCGGGGGCCGAAGCCCGTGCGCTGAACGTAGGCGTCGTTGACGCCCGGGAACTCGAACACGGTGCCCCGGAGCGTCGTGGTGCGCGCCACGGCCGTGTACAGGAACTTGATTCGGGTGCCCTTCGGCGACGTGAGAGCGGCCTCCCGAAGGCGGTCCTCCCACGTTGCCGCGGGGTCGATGCCGAGGAGGCCGGCCAGGCCTGTTGGGACGAAGTTAGCCATTCACGGTGCGAGGCAGAAATGCGCCGCTACTCGGGACGCGGATCTTGAGACCGCTCTTCGGCTGACGAGTGACGCGAGCGCGCCCCGGACCGTTCACGTCAACCTCAAGCCGACCGTTGCCTATGTCTCCACCCTCCCCGGGGATGAACATGACCTTCTGCGGGGTCTGCGAGGGGGACGAGACATGCGGCACTGGCCCGGCCCCACCCGGCGCTCCCGCGCCCGCACCTTCTCCGCCAGGCGGCGCCGGCGCGTCTTCGTCGCCACCGAAGAAGTTGAGCGTGCCGCGCCCGAGCTTCCGGACGTCGTCAACGAACCCTTTGATCTTCGCGACGATCTTGTCGATTGCCGAGCTGATGCTCGTCCGGATGCCGTCCCAGATCTTGGTCACGGCCCCTTTGACCGATTCCCAGCCGGTCATCACCGATTCGACGACGAGGGTCGACGCGCTCTTGATCCACTCCCATGCCGCCGAGGCCGCGTTTTTGATCGCGTCCCAGATGGCCATGATGGTCGGGAGCTCCGCGTTCCAGAGATCAACGACCACGCTCAGGGCGGCGCCGATGAGCTTGAAGAGCACCTTCATGACCGCGATTTGTGGCGCGAAGATCGACGAGAGCAGCCCAACCACGAACTCGAAGGTGCCGATAAGGACCGGCTTCAGCGCGTCCCACGCGCCGGTGAAGAACGTGACGATCGCCTTCGAGACGCTGGCCGCGAGCTCTTTGATGCCCGCCCAGAGCTTGCCGAAGAAGGCCGAGATCTCTGGCCAGAATGCCCAGATGAGCGCTATGGCCGCGACGATGGCGAGCACGATCAGGGTGACCGGGTTCGCCGTCATGATGGCGTTGAGGAGAAACTGAGCTGCCGCGGCGACCTTCACCACCGCCGCGTAGCCGACCCATACGGCGGCGAACTTCGCGACTCGCTCCGACCACGCGATGATCTGCGGGAGCGCTGCCTTCACGTCGCCAAGGAACTCCTTCACGCCGGAGGTGATCAGGTCCTTGTTCGCCGCGACCCAGTCGCGCGTCTTCTG